CAAGTTTGTTAGGATTTGGGTCATTTTGTTTATTGTTATCTAAACCAACTCTTGTATCTGTACCCTTTGAGTTAACTCCATCTAAATCAACACCCCACATTGGTATTTCTACCTTTGGTGGTAATTTTAAATCAAATGTCTTAGAATACATTAAACCCTTTACATCTATTACACCATAATTATCAGCTGTTCTATTGATTTCACCAGGAACAGAAATACTACCATAATTTGTTGTTGTATTTTTTAAACCAGCTAATGATGCCCCATTGAATCCAGTTGTAGGAGCTCCTCCAAATAATGCTCCTCTTAATTTATCCTTTCCTAATTTTAGTGCACTACCTAATGCCTGTTTACCGATATCTTTTATATTACCACCACCTAAACCTTTTAAGAACTGTCCTAATGGTTTACCTTCACCAGCTTCTTTTACAGATTTTAAAGTTTGTAGATAATTTTTTTGAATTTGACCACTATCTGCACTATCACTAGTACCAGCTAACATTTCTTTAATCAGTTTATTAGTTGCTACTTTGGTTGGTATTATTGTTTGTGGAATTCCTAAGAATTTACTATTAAGTACTGCATCTCTACCTTTTTTGATAAGATTACCCAATGGACCACCACCACCATCATCACCACCAGTTGCTGCTCTCATTGTATCCAAAAGTGTAGTAGTTCTAAGTGTTAATCTTGGTAATTCACTACCATATATAAATGGCATTGATGCCGTTCTTATTAATCTAGCTCCTGTTACTTCTTCTTCTAAAAGAGTTTCACTTCCTTTAGCTCCTAAATTTTTTCTAGCTAATCTAGCTAAAGACATACCAACTGTATTCACAAATGGGTCTGCTGCTGAAATACGAATATCTTTTGAATTTCTAATATCATATGCCTCTTCTGCAGTCTTTCCACCTTGTGAGGGAAGTTGTCTATTTTTAAATAATTGTTCTAATGTTGGCATATCTTATTATATTGCGTATGTATTACTTCCTACCTTACTTACTTTACTCTTTATAACAGATGTAACCTTTGTACCATCCATATAAACATCTTTTGTTTCTCTGAATGTTGTTTTTAGTTCCTCCACCCATGCTGGTATTTCATCATTACTACTTTTACTATCACCACCACCCATAAGTGAATTTAATCCTGAAGTTACTGTACCAACTACTGAAAGTGCGAGTAAACCAGGTGATGCAAGTATTCCAGCTACACCCAATGCTACCAACGATGCAGATAATCCCATTAATGATAATGATAATAATCCTATTGCTGGAATTAGTAATACCAATCCACCAATCACAGTAGATATAGATAACAATTGTGGCATTAATGTTCCAATACCACTACTTAACATTTCAAATCCAGTTCCTATTTGCTGAAGTGCAATTCCTAATACTAATACAGATGATGCAATAACTAACATTGCTGCAGCTCCGGCTAATATTGCTACTGCCCCAACTCCACTCATCATAATTGCACCTAATAAAGAAACTGCTCCAACTAAAGCTAACATTGATACCACAGCCATTCCGACTGCTTTCCAACTAACCTTCATAAATTCTTGTACTGCTTTTCCAAATACGAATACTGATGCGGCTACTATTACCATTGCTGCTGCTCCTTTAAGAACTGCATTCATATTTATTTTAGACATCGAATCCATCATTCCACCCTTGCCAGCTGGATTAGATTTTCCTTTTAACATATCACTTACACCACCTTTATTGGAGTTAAACCTCATATCAGGTTTACCAGCCTTAGTTAATGGGCCGGAGATAGAACTAGCAGCATCAGTTGCTCCACCACCAAGTCCTTTGAATTTCTCACGAATCCCACCCAATACAGTGGTTATACCAGTCCAAGATTGGCCTGCCTGGGCAGATAGTGTTAAAAACTTACCTCCCCAATCTAAAAGTTTTGGGCCTGCTTGAGAAACTAATGCCTTAAGTGATTCCCCAATGTTAGAGAAATCACCACTCATTAATTTAGATACTTTTTGTGCTTTTTCTTGGTTGGTTGCCATTTTTCCAAGTTCTGCAACTGATACACCTAATAAATCTGCCGTAGCTTTCTTTTGGAAGTAATCCATTTTGTTAAATGCATCAATCCCACCAAGTGAACTTAGGGTTTCTTTCATCATACCCTCTAAGTCACCTTCCATTGCTAATTGTCTGGCCTTATCAAGATTAATGTTTTTACCTAACATTGCTCCCAATTCTAATTCTTTGGTAATAGATGATTCAAAATCAAGTAACCCATCTGCTATACCACTAATTGTACTCATGTTAGTACCTAACTTAGCAGCATAACCTGCAGCTTGTAATATATTTTTACCACCATCTTTTCCAAATAATGCAAACTCTTCAGTTGCACCAGCAACATCACCCATTAATTGAGAAACAGGTATATTATTCATTCTAGCAAATTCTCTTGTACCATCTGCAAGATTACCAGCAGTTTCTAATGAACCATCATTTAATCTAGATAAAGAACCACTCAATGTAGCTGCTTCAGTACCAGTAATACCCATATTATTGGCCATTATACTAGTCTGAAGTTGTGCTCCAAATGTAGCATCTTCCAATCCACCCATTTCGGCAGATAAAGCTTTTAATGTTGTAGCAGAATCACCAAATGCAAAACTTAATAAAGTTGCACTACCAGCTGCTCCACTTAAACCTTCACCAACTTGTCCTAATTCTGCATTTACTTCGGATAGTTTACCAAAAAACTTTCCACTACCTATTAGTAGTAACCCAGTTATACCTTCTGCACTACTGAGCCTACTAACAAATGTTTGAGCAGTTTCTGTTATAGCTTGCATTGAAGATTTTAATGCTTCTTGTGCAGTTACTTGTTTTTTAAGAGCTTCTATCTCATCTTCTGAAAGATTTGAATTATTGATTGCTATTTTATTTTGTTCTTCTAGATTTTTAAGAACTGCAGAATTTGCATCCAATCCTTTAGATATAGCCGCCATCTCATCGTTTCTTAAGCTAAGTAATGCTGCCTTTTGTTGGACATCAGATGCAGATAAGTCACTTATTTGCCTATTAATAGAAGCTATTTTAAATGCAGATTTTTCTTGTTGACTACCTTCTGCAAATGAATCCTGTTGTAATTTTAATGATTTTTGTTGAGACTCTTGTAAATTTTTATAAATACCAGATATAGAACCTATCGATTGTTCGGCACTACCATATGCATCAAGTGATTGTTGGTTTACTTTTTTAAGTTCTCTAGCAAGAACTAATATTTCTTTTTTGTATGCACGTATTTTTTGATTTCTTATCTCAATAAGTTCATTTGTATTGGCTTCTTGACGTGCTATAGCTTGCTGTAGTGTAGCAATATCTTGTTTTATTTTAAGACTATCTTTATCGTTGGCCATTTTTTATTCGTATTTATTTAGAATATTTCTTCATTAGTGCATCGATTTCTGCTTTCTGTTTGTTGATTTTTTCCATTCTATCAGTAAGCTCTTTTGGTATTCCTCTTTCTGCTGCTTTCTTGATTAGTCTATCAGCAGTGCCCCTTTGAAGTCCATCGAAGAAATCTCCTATGAATCGAGAAGCCAGATTTAGTTCATTTATTTTCTTTTTTGACATGAGTAATGTGTTTATACTTTTATACTATTATAAATATTGGATAAAAAAAAAGTAAGGATTATTTTCTAACCCTTACTTTTGATTGTCTTTCAGCCTTTTTGTATTCAGCTGATTCTTTTTTCTTTAATTCTACTAGTTTCTTAAAATAGAACTTTCTCCATTGTATTGGCATGAAGTAAACATCTCTCCAAGTAAATCCATTACCAAAGTTAACCAACTCCCAAATCTGGTTGTGAAGTTGAATTGAGTAGTTACTCGGCAGGGTAAAAAAACCCGGCCCCAAAGGGGATATCGAGTGCCTCCTCCTCACCCGTCAACTCCGATGTGAAATTGAATTTTAAATCCATATCTGGACTGATTTCTTTAACGTATTTTCTAAATGCTTTAGTATCTAATGCTAAGAATGAGTTTTGTACCCACTTAGTAATATTTCCTCTATCGTTATTACCATCTACTGATTGAATCATATACTTCAAACGAGTGGTTACATCAAATGTAGCATCTCCCTTTCCTTTATACAATCTAGCCAATGCTTGGTTTTCTTTTGTAATTTCTAATTCATCACCATGTGTTAAAAGTTTAAACTCTAATTCAGTTCCACTTTTTGGTAATTTGAATTTATAAAGATTTTCAGAATTTAGTAATTCCTCATTAAAATCTTTAGTTTTTACTTTAGATAAGTCAATAGTTACTGATTGTTCCTCTAATGTAGATGGGTCAGTTATCTCTACTTTGTATTCTGGTCCATATCCTAATACTCTAGTTGCTAATAAAATAGCATTTTTATCTCCAATAAGAATATCGTTTATATTTAAATCAGGCTCTACAACTACTGATTCAAATAACTTATCTAAAACTACACCCTTTTTAATTAAAGATTGTGATGCAAGAATATCTTCTTCTCTCGCAGTCATATACTTAATTTCAATATTTCCTTTTTTTAGGGGGTGGTCTTCTGGGTATCCCAAACCTTTAGATGGTAAATCAATTACCTCAGTTGGGAATTCAAATTTATTTTCGCTCATAATTTAACCTTTATTAGTTGTATATATAAGTATATCGAAAACAAAAAGTTATAAAATAAAAAAGGTTCTCACTAAGAGAACCTTTTCAAAATATAGATAGTAGTGAATAATATCTTAAAATTCTAATATTGCGTAATCGTAAGAAAGGGTTAATTCGATATCAGCAGGGTCATTAGAGTCAAATGATAAATCATTAAAGTTAGCTGCTTGAATAAATGCACCTTTTAACTTCCATTGTTCGATTTTATCTCCAACAGGTCCTAACATATAGAAATCAATATCCTTTTTGTAGAAATCGGCGTAACCTTTTCTACCAGTTAAAGATTCATATCCTAGTCTTACCCATTCCATTACTTGTTGAGCACCTGAAGGTACGATTGGGTCATACATTGTTATTGTAATGTCTTGCCACTCTCCTTTACCTTGTAGTTTTCTATAAGTATTGATATGGTCTAATTTCACCGTCTCAAAGTTTATCGCAGGTCTACTTGCAGCTTTTATAAGGTATGATTGAATTCCATCAATCTCCATTATATACCTGTTCTTCATCTTCGGTTCGAAGTTGGTGAACATCATTTCGTTAAATTCTAATACTTCTGCCATTTTTTTATTTTTCCTTTTATACTAATAAATATTAGTTATTCATTTTTTTTGTTTATGCCGAGAACGATGCTCCAGTTGGTAAGATGTTGAAATCAATTACAATGAATTCAGCCGTCTTAGCCGGTTGTAAAAATATCTGTCCAGCAAGTATGTTTCTATCAACCACATCAGGTCCGTTGTTAGATTCATCCATAACTACTTTAAATGCATACAATCCTTGTCTTTGTTGAATTCCTTCTAAGTAAGGTTGTACAGTATTAATGAATCTACCTCTTGTCTGAGCCGTATTTTGTTCAAATACTAAGAATCTAGATGTAGAAGCAACAAACTTTTTAACATTGATTAATAATCTTCTTACATTAATTCTATCTAATGCAGAAGCCTTATCTTGTAAAGTCTTTTGTCCAAATGCAACGATACCTTGTCCAGGGAAAGTAGCAATAGGATTTACTTTGTTTTCATATAAAGTATCTCTTTCAGAGTGTGTCAATCTATTCAATACACTAACTGCTCCGATAATACCTCCTCTATTAAGACCTGCAGGAGCAAACCATTCTGCCGATATGGCATCATTTGCTGCGTATACTGCTGGTAGTAATACTGATGGTGGTACTGAAACTAGTTTATTTGTATTAGAGTCTACTGTCTTAACCCAAGGGTAGTAAGAACCTATGTAGTTTGAATCAATTGCATTAGCCTGAGTAGTTACTTGTGTTATTGTATCGTTTACCCCAGTTAAATCAGAGATATAGAAACAATCTTGTCTAGCCTCAACCATATCTAATACATCAGTTGTAACTGCAGGGTGTAATCTTCTTACAATACCTGGTGTTACTACCATATTAATATCATACTCATCAGCGTTTGATATAGCATTTACAGCCTTTGCGTATGCCTTAGAACCAAACTTAGTTGAATCAGTTAAATCAAATCCTTGTGAGTTTCCAGTTGAAATAGAAGAACCTAAAGCGATTTCTCTATTAGGACTCATTCCATCAAATCCACCTTGGAAACCTAAAGAGAATTGTCTCTTAATCATATCTGATGAATCAGAACCAGTCATTTCTAATGTTAAACCAACTCCACTTACATTTCCATCAAATCCAAATACTACGTTTGAACCAACTCCTACACTTTCTGGTAGAGGTTTCATATAGTTAGCGTTATCATCTTTTACACCGATTGATTCAAAATCAAATCCAGCATAAAATTGTGGGTTACCAGTTGTGTTAGCTATTGAACCAGTTTGGAATACAGCCGAAGGAACGATAGTTTCAACAGTTGCTTTAATTGGATTAGAATAAGCCCCATGTCCAAATGGTGCAGCAGATACAGGATATGAACCTTGTTCTCCTACTTCTACTCTAATATACTTAGAGTTGTTTATCCAATCACCATTTTCGGTAATCTTTCCATTTGAATCAATAGTACTATATCTATCACCAATTACTCTTGCAATATAATTTGCAGAACCTGGGTCTAAGTTAACATTATTAAATGATTCTAATACTACTTTTCTTTTATCTGTATCTGAATAAGAACGGATAGTTAATGAGAATACTGAATAATCAGTACCACCATCTTCACCAGCTGCCTTTACACCAGATATAGAAACTTTAAATCTTTTATTTTCACCATTACCATGTCCTAATGTATGGAAACGAAATAAATCATATCTTTCACCGGAGATTAATTGTGATTTTACATATGGTGTGTGTGCCGTTTGTGCATCAACAGAAAAATTTTGAGTTGGTAATACAACCGACTGTACTTCATTCTTATCAACGATTCCATCGTATGCGTTCTTAAAGTAAGAATATGTATATGCATCTTTCGAACCTCTTGGGTTAGAACCAAATACATCAGTTACATCATTATTATCAGTTGAGTCTAAAGAAGAAGATATTTCTCCAATACCACTACCACTAACAACAAATGAACCAGTTGCACTTCCATCAGCTATACTAAATCCACTAAATCCAACTTCTTCATCACCATTATGTGTTGAGTGAAGTGTTGAAATTAATTTTAATCCAGCTGAACCAGTTATTGCAATACCAATAGGTGCCACTTGACTATAACCATCTACACCTGCTACTCTAACAATAGTTGCACTTCCTGCTTCCCTTAAATAGTTCTGCACTGCATACTCTGTATAGTAAGTACCATCAGGTGTACCAAATTTATCTTCAAACTCACTTTGAGTTCGAACTACTGTCGGAACAAACGCCGTACCTTGTTTGAAAGGTCCAATGAACGCTGCTCCTATTTCTCCAACCCCTTGTGCTAAGAACGAAAGGTCATTTTCTCTCGTAAATACTCCAGGTGATACAATTCTTTCTGCCATATTATCTCCGTTTATTAAATAAACAATTTAGTTATTACAAATATAAATATAACTAAAACGTTGAAACCATTAATTATTCGCCACCACCATCTACTGGTGTTGGTGTTACCGAACCAGTTGACCAAGGTAAACCATCTTCTTGAACTTCTTCAACTGCATCATCTACTTCATCGATACCTTTTTGAATTTGTTCTGAGATATGGTCCCAGTATCCATTTGGACCTGTTACTGATGCTGATACCCAACCGATTACTAACTCTTCAGTTAGTTCTCCGAAAGCTACAAATTCATCAACTGAACCAGAATCAAAGTCTATTGGTGTTGCTCCTATAAATCTACCTTGAGTACCAGTAGTACCTTCAGTTCCTATAAGTTCCCAACGTGCATGTAGTATAACATTTTCATGTTCACCAACCGTTTTTTTAGTCATTTGGGTTATTCCCCAAGAATAAGTTACTGCCATTTTTATTGTCTTTTATATATATAAGTATATAGGTTGTTCCCCAAACGGAAAACTAACACCTATAAATATAACCAAATTTAGTTAAACACAAATATTATTCAATACTACCAGATGTTTCTGCCCAACTTGATGATACATTGTTCCATACACCTTGAATAAAGACAGATTCACTTGCATATAAGTCCGCTTCATTAAATCCATCATAATGAGTATCGAGATGGTCTCTACTAATTTCAACACCATCTTCCATAAAAGAAACTCTTTTTACAACATCCAGTGATGGATTTTGTACGTTAATTTCTATTTTGTTTAAAACTACTATTTTTTCTAATGCCATTTTATTTTTTATTTAATAATTCTTTCATCATCTCTTTCATCTCTAAGAGTTCTGATTTTAAATATTCTATTTCTTCTTTTTGAGATTTAACTATATCATTTTGTTCATTTATAGCATTAACTAATAATGGAGTTAATCTATCGTAATCAACAGTCATATAATCGTAACCCAATCTCTGAGCTTTTGGAGCAGGATGTACAATTTCAGGAAGAACCGATTTAACATCTTGTGCAGATACACCGACTTGTAGTTCAGTTCCACTCCATCCAATCATATTGGCTTCCTTATTGTTTCTATAATAGAAACCATTAAGTTTACCAACTTTTTCAAGAGCGTTTTCAATATCACCCTCCTTATCCTTCAATCTCATATCTGAGTAGTAAGCGATTACGTTACCCTCAGCGTATAAGTTATCGTTAATTCTAAGACCCCAACTTTCAGTTCTTGCTTTCCAACTACCATTATAATGAATGTAGAAGTGAGAGTTGTGAATAGCCTCACATAACCACTCATTATTTACATCATTGTATAAACCAGTTGAACTACTGTTGTTGTGCATTAGTAGTGAACGACCATTCATAGACCATCCTTCCCATCCGTTTATACTACCATATGTAGAAACAGTTCCATATTGTCCACCTTCATCTGCAACTGAACGCATTCCGTATCCTCTATCTTGGAAGTAGAAACCAGTAGAACCTTGAGCTCTGAACCAATCATTTGCTAATACATACCTAAGTTGTGATGTAGATGCTGGATTACAATAATACCCAGTACTATCTGCATCATAGTAGATACCAGCATACATTGCTCCACCATTACCATTGTTTTCATCTAAAACAGGAATAGTTCTCCAACTTCTCCATGAACTCCAAGAACTTCTGAATCTCAAGTTAGAAATAGGTCCACCAACCATCTGCCATCCATAACCAGAAGTGTTAGAATTTCTATAATGGAATGCTTGCATCCCAACCCAGTGAGATGTACCCGATGGTTGGTTAGCTGGATTACTCCACGAATCAATGAAACCAGAACCCCAAGTTGAAACAACGTTCATATCTTGTGTACCCCATCCCATAGCACCAGTCCAATAGTTGGTATCACCAGTTTGACGAGGTCTACTTCTATAATATGCTGCATTGTTTCTAGAATGACCTGGTTTATTAATATAAGCCATTGTCCTATCACTCACACCTTCGAATCTCGTAGAGTGTGCAGATGCACCATCGAAATAATAACCAGTATTATTTGAATCATAGAATAATGGTGCTCTTAATGAATCTCCAGCTTGTAGGTTGTAGTTAACATATACGTTATTTCCACCCAATGGGTCAGTAGCGTTGTTAACAGACATCACCTGCGTTGCCATATTGTAATCGTTGTAGAAACGCATTCCATTGTAAGATGCGTTTGCTCCAAACTTAATACCAGTATGGAATGCGATTCTTAAATCAGGATATCTATAAGACCAACTTCCAGGTTCTCTAAAAATTGCGTATGCTGAACTTCGTCCTGCTGCGAAGTACATACCATATGTATGGTCAGTTGATACATCATATCTATTTCGTAAATCATTTGTACGAAGTGAATTCATAATAGCATCACCTTGACCAGAACCAAAGTAGTATGCCGTATTCTCTCTTTCATAGAAGATATTAGCACGAGCATCATTCATCATTGTCGTACCACCACCATTCCAGTAGTATGCAGTATTATCTCTATCATAGATAAAGTTAACCTGAAGTGTACCATTAATATAAGTTGTTCCACCTACATACCAGTTAATATATGTAGAATATCCAGACCTTGCATCTAAATGTAAGTTACCATTTGTTGTAGCAACTGATGCATATGAACCACTATAATGACCATTTGTACCAACTGCTAAATAAGCTCCCCAAGATAAGTTAGGACCATATAATGTTCCAGTTCTTCTTCTACTACCATATGCACTAGAAGTAGAGTTAGGGTCTACATAATATCCACTATCATTTGAATCATAGAAAACAGGTGCTCTCATCGAACCTCTAGCTAAACCATATCCACTACGAGTTGCTAATTCCCAAGTTCCGTTGTACATTAACTCTACATAAGAGTTTCTCAACATATAGATAGCCCACTCATTTTCGATATCATTATAGATACCTGCTGCGTTTGAATGGTCATGCATAAACACCCAATTACCATTAATTGAGTATCCTCCCCATCCACCTCTAGTAGAATGAGTTCTAACAGTACCATAGTTACCACCTACTGTATCTCTACCAACACTAAATTCTAATGCACTATTATC